AAGATGTGGAGAGGGCTGATGCCGCGGCTCTCGCGGCCACTTTAACCCGCTGCATCGCGGCGCCGCTGGTGGCGTTTAATCACGGGCCTCGCGATAAGTATCCCAGGATAGTCCTTCAGCGCGAAAACACCCCCGACATTGCGCAGACCGTAATGGCATTGGAGAAGCTGGTGCCGCTCGGCCTGGATGTGTCCCGCGAACATGTGCGGCGGCGCCTGAGGTTGCCGCCGCCTGTGGATGAGGAGGATCGTCTGGAGATGTCCGGGAATGATAGCGGCTTGATTGCGCCCGGCGGCGCTGCCGGGAGCCGCTGCCCGTCATGCGGCGCGACAGCACAGGCATCTCGCACGCCGCTGATTCTGGATGCGCTGGATGCGTTGGCGGAGGATGCGTTGGACGGAGCAGATAAGGCATGGGAGCCGGTGATATCGGATATGCAGTCAGCGGTGTTGAAAGCGGAGGATTACGACAGTGTGCATGCAGTGACGCACAAGTCTGGCAGATTTGGCGGCGATGCCGGGTTTGTGGCGTGGCTGGCGGGCGCTTTGGGGGTGGATTTGGGTCGTAGATGAAGACCCTGTGTCTATATTAACAGATGTCTCAAAAGTCCTTATGCTATAGCCATGCTTACATCACCAGCCATAGCGAGCGTCATTGACCTCAAGGAAGATGCGCCGCCCCAGCGGATCATGCTGCTGCCCGCCGGCCCGGATGTCCGAACTCGGCCCCACGATGGCCGGCGCTGGCGTCTTGACAACGCCGGAAAGGTTGTTGAGGCGTCTCAAGCATTGGTGCCGCTCGGTATTGACTACGAGCACCAGTCCATTCATGCGCCGAAAAACGGGCAGCCAGCGCCGGCGGCGGGCTGGATTACCAGAGTGTATGCACAAGATGGCGCAATCTATGGCGAGGTCGAGTGGACAGCACGGGCAACTGAAATGCTCAAAGCCCGTGAATATCGTTATATTTCGCCGGTGTTTGAACACGACAAACAGGGACACATCACCCGAATCATTGGCGCCGGACTGGTTTTTGACCCGGCGCTATCGATGCCGGCGCTGGCTGGAGCACAACTACAGGAGTATGACATGGATGAACCCAAAGACAACCACTCTCAGGATGCGTATCAAGATTTACGCAACAGGCTTATGGAAGCGCTGTCGCTTGACGATGCGGCAGATGACAGCGCGCTGGTGGCAGCGGTGGAAGCGCTGGTATCAGGCAGTGCGGAAGCATCTGCGAAGCCAGGTGATGCAGCTGCGGGAGATGCGCAAACGGATGAGATTAAAGCGTTGACCGCCCGGATTGATCGATTGCAAACGGATTACCAGAAAGCGCAGGCGAATGAAGCCGTGGAGAAGGCGATTGCGGGCGGCAAACTGCCGCCGGCGCAGCGCGACTGGGCGCTGTCGTATGCGATCAAAGACTCCGAGAGTTTTGCGCAATTTGTAGCGGCGGCACCGGTCATTCTGAAAGCCGTACCGCCAGGCGCACCCGGAAAGCCCCCGCCGGCGTTGGACGCCACCGAGCAGGCTATCTGCAGCGCGATGGGGCTGAGCGCTGAGCAATACCGTGCACACAATCCGGAAAAGGAGGTTCTCCATGACCGCACTAACGGATAACCGTGATACTGCGCGCCGGGATGGCCGGTTTCTGATAGCTCCGGTGGGTGCCAGCCAGAAGATTTATGCCGGCGCTCTGGTGGAGGTGGATTCCAGTGGCAATGTTGGACCGGCGAAAAAAGGCAGCGGCAAAACCTACCTGGGGGTCGCGCAGGAACCGGCCGACAATACCGGCGGATCGGCCGGCGCTCTGGTCGTCACGATACATCGCGGCACGGCGTTCCATTTCGCCAAATCGGGCACGGCGGTACGCGGCAAAGACGCCTATGCATTGGATGATCAGACCGTCACCGATGTGTCTACCGGAGCCTCAAAGGTTGGCCGGATTCTCGACACCGATGATGATGGTGTCTGGGTGCTGGTAGATTAGCAAGGAGATAACAATGCTACTGAACTCTGGTAATTTGACCGTCCTCTACAGAGGGTTTAATACTGCATTCCGGACGGGCTTCGGGCAAGCCAAACCTGACCACGAGGTCTTCACGCTGACGGTGCCCTCCAGCACCGCCGAAGAGCAATACGGCTGGCTGGGTCAATGGCCCAGCCTCAGGGAGTGGGTCGGCGAGCGGGTGCTGCGCTCTATCGCCGAACACGGCTACAGCATTCGTAACAAGAAATACGAGGCCACCGTGGAAGTGCCTCGCGACGCCATTGAGGACGACCAGTACGGCGTCTATGCGCCGATGTTCAGTGAAATGGGGAGGGCGGCAGCCTCGCATCCCGCAGAACTGGTGTATGCGCTGCTCAAGGGTGGCTTCGAGGCGACCTGCTATGACGGCCAATACTTTTTCGATACGGATCATCCGGCGGCGGGCAAGAGTGTCAGCAATGACGGCGGTGGCTCCGGAACCCCCTGGTTCCTGCTGGACTGTTCTCGGATGATCAAGCCGATGATCTTCCAGCGGCGCCGCGATTATGACCTGCGGCGAATGGATCGGCTGGAAGATGAGCATGTGTTCACCACGGATAACTTTCGTTACGGGGTTGATGCGCGGGTGAGCGCCGGGTATGGGCTGTGGCAGCTTGCTTATGGGTCCAAGCAAACCCTGAACGCCACGAATTACGAGGCGGCCCGTGAGGCTCTGTTAGGCATGAAAGGCGATGCGGGGCGCCCTTTGGGGATTATGCCCACGCACCTGGTGGTTCCGCCTTCCCTGGACGCTGAGGCGCGGGAGATATTGATAAGCGAGCGCAACGCTAACGGCGCCACGAACAAGTGGCGCGGGACGGCCGAGCTGATATGCTCGCCCTGGCTGGCATAGGAGGTAGGCTATGGCGCAGAAACAAACAGAGGACTATCTGGTAAAAGCGACCCGGGATGGGTTCCGGCGCGGAGGACGCGCCTGGACAACTGCGGAAACGCGCGTGTCGCGAAAGGACTTCACATCCGAGCAATGGGCAGCCATTGAAGCGGAACCATTGCTGCTGGTGGTGCTGGCGTCCGGAGAGAAGCCGCAAGCTCTAAAGGTCGCAGAATGAGTTATATCACCACCGATGACTTGACCGCAAGATTCGGAACAGGAGAATTGGTCTCGCTGACCGACCGGGAGCAGACGGGAACTATGGATGAAGCGGTGGTTACCCGCGCGATTGCCGATGCCGAGGCGATTGCCGACAGTTATATCGGCCGGCGTTATGCGTTGCCGCTATTCGAGGCTCCGGCGGTGTTGGCAGGATATGTATGCGATCTTGCGCGGTATCGGTTGTATGGAGATGCGCCGACCGACGAGGTGCGTCGCCGCCATGATGATGCGGTGCGCTGGCTTGGTAGCGTAGCAAGTGGCCAGGTAACCCTGGGGCTGGAGACGACGGATACTGCGCCCTCGCCCCTGCCTGTTGCGCGGTCTGCAACGCACGCATTCGGTGTCGACAATACCCGGGGATTTTGATGCAGATTGATTTTCAGGTTACTGATGAAATATCCGAATTTGTCGATCAGCTTCTGGCTGCGGGTCAGAACCGTAACCTCATAGCCGAAGAGACAGGGGAAGCCTGGCTGCAGACGACGCTGGACAGATTCCGGGATGAGGAAACGCCGGCAGGGGTACCCTGGAAGCCCTCGGCGCGAGCTGCGCAGCAGGGCGGCCGGACGTTGACGGACAGTTCCCGGCTGTCCGACTCCATCACGGTGCGCACCAGTGCGCACGGGGTGGAGATTGGCACCAATCTCAGTTATGCGGCGATTCATCAGTTTGGCGGAAAGATTGAGCCAAAGGATGCATCTCGCCTGGTATTTCGCGGTATCGATGGCAATCTTGTGTTTGCGGGTTCCGTGACCATACCGGCGCGGCCATATATCGGCTTTGGAGCACAAGACCAGGCGGCGATCACCGATGCGCTGACGGACTATCTGGAGGCGCTGTGAGCGATATACTAAAAGGGTTTACAGATGCGCTGAAAGGCGTGTCTGAAGTGCGCTCGGTGGGAACTGCGACGGATCTGGCGGTAGCGGACAGGGCGCCTCAAAGCCACCAACGCCCGGCGGTATGGGTAGTACCGGAACAGGAATCGGGCCAGGGCGAGCGATTCACCGATGCGCCTGGCCAGATGGTGGAGGCCCGGATAGCGGTCATGATCTGCATGGGTACGCCAGGACGGGCTCGCGGAGACGAGCGCCCTGCAGAATTGGCAGTGATTTTAGGCGCCGTGCGCACGGCGATTGCGGGGATCGATTCCCTGTCCCCGCTGCCACGGTTTCACCAGGGGCAGATGGTGCGCGTGGCACCCGGGGAGATATGGTGGAAGGATACCTGGATATGCCAGGCGCCGCTGATACCAGTGTCCGCTGCTCCACCGCCCGCGGATCTGGGCAAAATCATTGACACGGACGACTACATTTATAACGCGGGGTTCTCCCAGGCCCTGCTCGCGAACACGGTGTTGGCGGACACGGCGTCCTGGGCCGACGAAGAATATATCGTCTTCGGGTTGCGCGGCGCCGCGGACGCGGGCCCCGCCGCCATCACCGGACTCCCCCTGTCCCTCGTCCATACCGACGATCTGCGGGCTCTGCCCCCGGCGACCGGTGAGCTAGACACCCAGAACGCCCTGGTCTCCAGAGCCTATCTGCAGGACATCTTTTTGGGCAAGGAGAGTGATACAGGGAATCTGATCTTTCGGTCGAATCCGACCAAGACGCACCACCCGTCGGTCATACCCGCGTCCCTGCGTCTGGCGCGCGCGGGCGGTCTGGAGCGCGTCATTGATACGGCCCATCCCGTCTACACACAGGATGTACCGACGCCGAGCACGGGCAACATTGTGCTGGCTGGGTCGGCAGGCTGGGGAGCGCATGAATTCCTGGTGTGGCGCCTCCCGAGCAGCCTTTCGCACAGGGCGCTGCCGCTGGCGATCCTCGCGACCATGGATCTCGAGGCTCTGCCTGACATATCCGGTCAGGCATTGGACAGGACCAACGCCCTGGTACATCCCATCAGCGCCGACGAAGAAATTTTCTTGGGCAAAGAAAGTGATACGGGGAGCCTGATCTTCCGCACGGAAGATGTGGACTTCGACCCTGCCCCCATGAGCCTCTATCCATTCCGCAATGTTCGCGGCGGAGCAAAGATCATTGATACAGATAACCCCATCTTTGACGACACCCTGACCGCTGCGCAGGGTGTTTTGGGGGGGGACGGCTGGCTGGAGCGCACACGATTTTCTGGCGGTTCATGTGGCGTCGATGCCGAACTATCGGGCGGTGCCGCTCTTCCTGGTGAGCGTGGGGGATATCCTGGCGCTGGGTGGTGGGCCGTATAGCCTGCATGAGGGGCGTGCGGTCACTCTATCTCTCGCAGGCGGCACGGAAGCGATCTGGGTAGGTAAGCAGAGCGATGAGGGGAACTTGCGCTATCGCCTGTTTTTTTCCACGGGCAGCGATTATTCGGTCAGAATCCGTATTTATCCATTCAATAACAATCCTGTTTCTGGGGACGGTGGAGGTACAGGCTAATGGGTCATCAACAGATCAAAGCCAGCCAGCCATTCGTCCTCGATCGCACGCGGATAGAGGCCGGGGTGAAGGTGAGACTGCCAAACGCCACGATCGCCTGGCTGAAATCGCAGGGCATCAAAGTCACTGTTCTTGAGGAGAAAGAAGGAGGAAAAGCCCATGAGCGGCAGGGCAAATCATCGCAATAATATCGTCTATGGCGAGGGCGAGGTCTACTTTGACCCTTTTGATGACGACGGCAATCGCACGGGCGAGCGCTATCTGGGAGACAGTATGGAAGCCAGTCTCACAGTGGAATCGCAGTCGGTGGATGTGTTTGCTGGCGATGGGCCGTCCAACATACTGC